TGACGGCGGGTCTCGAGCGTTGTCAGCAGGGTATCGAACAGGGTCACATCCACCTGCGTCTTCAGGGGGTTCTCAGCATCCCCAGCCAGTTGCACCCGGTCGCCGTACCGCTTGGGGTTCCACTTCGCCAGGAGTTTCAGCTTGATGTCAGCCCTAGCCTTGATGAGCTGGACGTAGCCAGAGTCCACCCGGCCACCCCCCTCGGACAGGATGCGCTCAGGCTCCAAGCAGGTCTCAATGTAGATCTCCTCAGCAATGGCGTCCTGGCCCATTTCACGGGCGCGTGCGATTGCTGCGGAAAGACCGACTCCGGCCTCTCCAAGGGCATCATCCCGATACATCCAGTCGTAGATGGTTCGCCACTCAGGCATCCCGTCATCCCTGCATATCTGGCGTAATGGCTCCCCGTCAGCAAGACGCTCACAAATCTCTTGAGCGATCTCTGGGGTGTACTTGGATGGGCGTCCGGTCTTTTTGCGCGGCGCGTCCTTTGCAGACTCGGCAGCTTTGGCAATGGCCTCAGAAGCCACCTTTTCGGGCTTTTGGGGCGTTTTCTTGCGGCGGGAAGGGTTGGTATCGGCCATGGGTCAAACGGCTCCTTTACGGGGAGTTTATAGCCTCCCCAGCTTTCTGGCAAAGAGTGCGGGCTAACTGACGCAGCCTTTTGACCTCCGACTCTGGCACCCACACCTCTAGCCGTACCAGCCCCAGCTTCTTTCGGCGCTCGCGCAGGGCTTGCTGGCGCTCTTTGAGTGTCTTGTCTGTCATGGTGTTAAATTTTAATTGTTGGTTAAGAAGTCCAGCAGATCCATCTGTGGGTCGTCTGCTTTGGTGACGCTGGCGATCCGCTCTTGTTGCAGTGCAGCGTAGTCCGGGTTGAGTTCGCACCCCAGGTACTGCCTACCGTGCTGGAGGGCCACCATGGCGGTAGTGCCGGAGCCCATGAAGGGGTCGAGCACGATGTCGCCCGGTTTGCTGCCCGCCAGGATGCAGGGCTCGATCAGGGCGGGCGGGAAGGTAGCGAAGTGAGCGCCTTTGTAGGGGCGGGTGGCAACTGTCCAGACGCTGCGTCTGTTGCGGGTGTCGCCTTTGTACTGGGCATTCAATCCCTTGCCACTCTGTCCAAAGCCCGTTCCCTGAATTGCCTTTGTCCCTACCGTGCTGAAGTCTGCGCGGTTGCGCCGGGATGCACTCACTGGGTTGTCGCTGGCAGGCTCCTGCATCGCATCGCTGTCAAAGAAGTATCGCTCCGACTTCGACAGCAGGAAGATGTACTCATGGGCCTTTGTGCAGCGGTCGCGCACGCTCTCAGGCATCGGGTTGGGCTTGTGCCAGATGATGTCCTGGCGCAGATACCAGCCATCAGCGCGAAGGGCGAAGGCCAGCATCCAGGGGATGCCGATCAGGTCTTTGGGTTTCAGGCCGTTCGGAGCGCGCCGTGCCTGCTGATCGCCGCCGCCGTTGTCGTGAGTGCGCTTCGCTCCAACTCCGCGCTGGTTGTCGCTGCGTCCCCCGTGCGCCCCGCCGTTTGCGGCATAACTGTCGCCAATGTTCAGCCACAGCGTCCCATCGTCTGCCAGCACATCACGCACGCAGCGGAACACCTCAACCATCGCGGCGATGTAGTCCTCTGGCGTCTGCTCCAGCCCGATCTGCCCGTCATGCCCGTAGTCGCGCAGACCAAAGTAAGGCGGGCTGGTCACGCACATCTGCGCCTTTACGCCCTCGCTGGCCCAGCGCCGCATCGTGTTGCGGCAGTCTCCGAATTCAATCTTGTTCACGCTGTTCTTCTTCCGCTGCGGCAAGGACAATTTTTGCAAAGCGCTCGAGATACTCAATCTCAGTGAGCGTGAGAATTCGCGGCCCAGCCTCCTGAGCGAGCTTGATGATGTCTTCGCGGTTCATCTCAGGCCCCTGTTCCAAATTTCTTTACAAATGCGCGCAGTTGTTTGACCTGTTGGCGCGCCCACTTTTTCTGATCTGGGCCCTCTTCACCAAGATATGCCTCTCGGTTGATATGAGCCTCGTCTGGGTCAATAAACAAACTCAGCACATAGCGCGCTTCTTTCACCAAATCCTCAACTGGCAGATCGTTCGGTGTGATTGTTTTGCCGGTTCGCTTGGAATCATCGCGTGTGATGTTTTCGAGGTTGTAGGCAAGCTCTTCAATTTTCATTGCCGAGGTGTGTGCAGTAGTCATGGTGTGCTCTAGATGAGGCCCCGAAGGGCCGGGGTTGTTTTAGGCGGCGGCTGCGGGGACGATCTCGACGCGGCAGAAGCCCCACTGAGGCTTGCTGTACTTCTTGGCGGCTGCCTGGGCTTTTGCAAAGTCACCGCACCACGCGACGATGTCGTCAGCCTCGCCCTTATGCCAAGGCTTGACTTCAGCGACCGTGACAGCAACGGCGTACTCGTAGCTGCGCTCAGTCTTGCGGGTGAATGTTTTGCCGTTGTAGGTTGCGGTCAAGACGGTCATGTCGTTTGCTCCTGCGTTGTTGATGGCTCTATTCTGCCACTGTTACCGGTAACGTCAACAAAAAGATATTCATCGGCAGCCGCAGGCCGATAGGCTCAATCTATGGGGCGTTTGAGGCGGTCCCAGCGCACCGCCAAGATCACTCGGTTGTCAATTCCCGTGCGCTCCCTGATCCTGGCCAGGATCTTCTCCAGGGCGCGGATGTCAATGTTGATGGCTCGAGAGATCGCCTTGTTGCAGCCGTGCTCGCACAGGGCGTCCAGCACCTGGGCCTGTCTCTTTGTGACCTTCATTATTTTGCTCGGGTGTAAACAGTAAACTGTCTCACATCCAAAATGCGAGCAGATTTGGTTGAGAGCCCGGGTACATGGCTGATGTCATGCCCCTTCTCACGCTCACGATCCACCACAGCGCTTTGGTTGATGGACAGCCTTGCTCCGTTGTCAGTGGCAAAGATAGATGGCCGCGGGTTCTCCCGCCAGCGAAAGGGGCTGTCAATGGGGCAGTTGCACTTCATGTGTTCTCCATAAAGGCAGCCAGCACAGGCAACGGCGCGACTGTCCAAAGCTGCTTGTCCTTGCTCTGCCACAAACAAAGCAGGCCGTGCTGATCCTTGTTTTTCAGTTTCTGTCGGTGCTCTTCAGCTTCTTGCCACGTATCAAACGAGTCGGTGCATGAGACAGTTTCTGGTTTAGTCATCGTCATCCTCCTCAATGTGGTTCAAGATGATCTGCTGCTTCACCAGCTCAATGCAACCGATCACGGTCGCCACGACCATCGTCTCGTCATACCGCCGAATAACTTCCATCAGCTCTTCGGTCAGGCTGTCGGCTAGGTCTCCAACGTATTTAGTCATGCTCACCCCCGATCCCGTGGGCGCGTTCAATAGCGCGGGCGAACAAGGCCAGCGCGTGAGTGTCGCAATGCGACCAACCATTGCCCGTAGTCAACAACCCAATCTCCTCATCCGTCAGCGGCTGGCGCTGTGGTTTTTTAGGAGTCAAGTCCATATCCCTGCCAAGCACCCAAGTCACACAATCGTTGCCTGCGCTATTCTTTCTTGTCAAAAGGCTAGGGTGATGTTTTATTTTTCCTTCTTTCCACAAGTCGGTAAATCGGCGTCGAATAGTGTTGATAAGTCCGCCATGCTTAAACACAAACTCATCTGGAGTTAGTCCCGTTTCAGCGGCTTTTTCAAGCTCAACCAAAATTTTAGACTTGATGCTGTCAACTTTGCGGGATGCCTTTGTCAAGGCCGCAATCTCTGTAGAAAGTCCATTTTTATGGACATGAGTTTTAAAATCATCCACCATTCTTCTCCCGCAACTTGGGGACAACGCACAAGACAGCGCGTTTCATAGCAACCCCACAATCTCATAGATCACAAGGCCCACCGCCGTAACAATGAGCCAGAACTTCATGTTGAAGATGAATTCAGCCCACTTCTCGTCTTCGTTCATAGGATCTGCTCCACAGTGATGCGATACGCCTTGCCGTATCGGTCTTGCACATCAATCGTCTGGCGGCCCGTCATATCGCGGCCAACCCTCTCCCACTTGGCGCGGGAGACGCTGGACAAGATCTTCTCGTAGTCCAGCGCCTTGATGTCGCCAACGATGAGGTTGGCGATGTAGTTGGTGTAGCCAAGCAACTCAAACATCACAGGATGCCCTTGAGTTCTTCAAGGCTGTAAGTGCCACGACCGCGATAGGCGGGTTCAGGATCTTGCTCGGGCGGCTCATCATCGCTGCGAGGCGCAATGAACCACACATCTTTTTTCGCGTCATGGCACAGCACATTGGCCTCGTCCCACGACCATACATCCTCAAGCGACTCCTCGCCGCCAAACGTGGGCAAGTCACTCATCTTGACCGACTTCTGAAGGTCATCAATATTCCATTCGTTCAAACGATTGCACAGGTCAAACAAAGACTTAGCCGCCATGGGATCAGACTTCTCTCCACTGACTAGCTTGGTCAGTTGATCAATCAGCATCTGCGCTTGATCCTTGGTCAGGATCACATTCGCGCCCCCGTTCTGAACATGGATCGACAGATAAATGTCTGCGTCAAAGGGCGAAACATAAACGTGAGAGTAGGGGATGGTGGTGTTGATGGCGGTGTTCATTGCGGGTTACTTTCTGGTTAGATTTTCTTCAGATACCGCCGAGCGCGGCGCTTGTCTTCATTGCTCAAAGGAAGGCCAGCATTCAGACGCTGGACTAGCATCAGGTCGTGCGCGTCAGGGTCTCTTTTGGCCCATTGCGTATCGCCAAAAGCGGCTATGCGCTCGGCGGGTGTCAACTCAATGCGCGGCAGTCCTAGCGCCTTGCGCCGAGCAATCTCATCAATCAGTTGTTGGTGAGTTCTCATAAGACTTAACGGGCGGTGGTCTTGACGCTGAACACGGCAGAGATGCTTGTGTTCTCAATGATCACATCCTCGGGGATGTTGCAAACCTTAGCGATGGCTTTCCAATCGGTCACACGGCGATTGGCCTCGACCACAGTAGCCTTGAAGAGGTTGCCCTCGACCACTTTGTCGCCACCAGAGGTAGCGGCATCCTTGATGGCATCCTTGATTGCGTCGGCCTTAGCGGTCAGCTCGGCGATCTGGGCCAGCAGCAGACCCAGCTCGTCAACTTGGGTCAGGGCGATGTCGTTTGCGTTCATTGAATTCTCCGTATCGGTCCTGCGGATTGCAGTGAGGGAATTCTAACGCTAAGTTAAAGAACAATGCAATAACCCTACAAAAATGTGGGGTCTTTTACGATGTTTCG